CCTGGGCAAGCTCTTTGTCTGCACGATAGCGGCCTCACTGCGGCTCATGATGATGAGTCGTGCTCAGACCAATGCCAAGACTGCGGGTTTGAAAATTCCAAAAGACTCCATGGATGTGCTGATGGCAAAACTGCGCGGCATCAAAGCTGAGAAGCGCACAAACGCCAATGCTTGGGTGGTGCAAAAGCCGCGCGATATGCTCGCGCTGCTTGGCTTAGAAAATCCGCCCCGGATCCTGAAAAATTAGGGATCAGTTATCCGGGAGTTCCAGGGTCAGTGGTTTGATGATCTTTGGCATAGGAAACCCCGGCGGTTGGTTATACCATCCGGCGGCGAATGTTCCAAAATTGAATGGAACACCTAGAAACCGCGCGACATGCCCTATATGTGCCGAATTCCTTGTTCAATAAGCAAAAATGGAAAGGGTCGGAACGTCTTGAAACGTCCCGACCCTTATCAGGTGGTGGGAGGAGGCGTACGAAGGTTCCTTGAATTGCAGGCAATTACAGTGTACCCCCATCCTTTTTATGCCATCTCTTATGCCATCCGTCATAGCCTTAGGCGAAACTATATAAGCGCCATCAGCCGATCCTGGACATTCTAGCAAAGGGCAGGTAGTCCCTTGGAGAGGCAGCTAATCGTGAGTAGACACTAGGGCGTCGTGAACTGCGGCGTTTCTAAGAAGTAGGCTGCGACCTTCTTCGATAAGCCCGACGCTTTCTCTGAGAAGGTTTTCGCATCGGGCAACTGCTGCCTGCTCAGCGTTACAGGCAGCGGCGCTGGCTTTTCGCAGACGACTTTCATATGACCGGCGCATCCTGTCAGCATCACTGCGAATACGATCAAGGTCAACGTCAGCAGCAGCGACTTTGTCCAAAGCTGCAACAAGTCTTTCATAATCTTTTCTTCCTTGCGTCACCCGTGCAACAGCTTCTGTCTTTTGCAAATTGGCCATTTCTGCATCTGCTACGTAACCTCTAGTCGTGTAGCCCGCCATAAAACTCACGCTCATAAGTATCAGTGCGACTGCAGTCTGCCAATTCACAGCTCAATACCTTCCATTTGCGCCCGATTTCTCAGCACGCGACAATACGCGCCCATACGACTTAACTGGTTTTGGTAAAGATTTCGGCTGCAAGCTGGAGCGAAATTGAGCCGGCCAGCATCCCAAGCCTCACACATATCTCTGAGCTTGAGAGTTCGAATGCGTATTTGGTAATACTCCGCTTTGAAGCGCTCTTTGTAATCCGGAGAGTTCATCAGATCGATAGTGTCTGCGAGTGTCATTTTGCGGATACGTTCGTCCTGAGCTCGCAGCAGGCTTTGCGACATTTTGCGAATTTTGACCATTTCAGCATTTCCGCATCAAGTCTGCTTCTCTGCGGCGACGAGCGACAAGACCTGCCAGTCCGCCGTTGGTGACGTCAAGAAATTCCTCGGCGGCCCCGTCGTAGTCTTTTGCATTCAGCGCGCGCAGCATCTTGGGACACTTATCGACGACACCTTGCGCTCCCAAGTTGTACGCCAAGCTCAGTAACGCTATGAACTGCGATTCGCTGACTGACACATTGATGTACTTTGCGAGGGCGGTTTGTGCAGACTGCAAGTCACTGCGAATCCACGCATCGGCCTGCGCCTTGGTGCAGGTGTCTCCCTCTTTGACGCCGCCGGTATGCCCCCAACCTATAGTCCAAACCCCTTTCGGGCATTTGTATGCCTTGAGGCGCAAGGTCTCTTCAGCCTTGACGAACGCCATAGCCAGCTCGTAGCTATAGCTTCCAAAACTTTTCACTTCAAGTCCTCCCCGTCTACACCGAGCCGCTTTTGGATCACCACCTCAGCAAGTCGTATCGCTCTGGTCCCACCCCAACCCGCCACGCCTGCAAGGCTCCCGCAAAGCTCTGCCGGGAATCCTTGATAGGCAAGAATCTCATAGCAAACAAGGCCACTTACAGCACTTATCGCTCCGTGAAGAAAGAACTCTCGCCATATGAATTGCTTTCCTTCTTGCACTTTCAGTAGGTACGAGAGCCAACCGCAAAAAACGGAAAAGAAGCCCGTCATAACTAAGACCCACCATTCATGAAGTTGCTTGTCCGGCATCCTTCACCCCACAATGACGTAGCAAAGGGCGAAGCCAAAAACAAATGTCACCGCACTGACAAAACCCCAAAAGATACGCACCTTGCGTCGAGTCTCTGGATCCAGTTTTGCTTTTTCAGCATTAAGTGCTATGACGAACTCCCGTCGTGCAGAATCCGTGAAGCCTCTGACATTGAGACCAATCTTTCTGAAAACTTCTTTGAGTTCTTTGCGCGTCATAGCTCCTCTCTTCTAATGCGAGGGCGGCATTCCTTCGATGAATCACTGAACACCGCTCTTCCGAGAAGATCGTCTCGCAACGGCTGATGGCTTTATGAACCATGTTTGCGAAACTGAAGACAAAGCACCTTATTTACTCTGTATAGCCCCACGGGGGTGGGGTCGAACTTAAATAAATCTGAACTGTTAAATTCTCAGATTCCTCAGAGAATATTGTGTAAAGCGTTTTAAGAGCTTTGGATGCTTGAGATGTGTAATCCCAAGCGGTTGCGTTGGGGTAAGGCTCAACCTTTACTGTAAGTTTCCGGCTTTTGTAAAACCCAAAATAAACCGGATAGTCGGGGATAACATTTGTGACAATAGATATTCCATAGACTGGATAATTGCCATAATAAGAATAAGTTGAAAGTAAGTGCGTAATGGGCAGGCCATTTAATGTAGGAGGGGTTAAAGCCCCTACTCCACCGGCGCTGTAATATCCATAACTACCAGATTTATCGCTCTTATTAAGCTTTCCTATAGTCAATGAATGCGTCCACCAAGAAAGAGTGGATGACTGTACCCCCAACAACAACTCTTTATGAAACATTACCGACTGCTCCTTTGCCGCATTGAGGGTGGCAACTGAGTTCGATTGAGCTCCGATTCGTATGCTCGCTTACAGTGCCCAGGCTGCCAAAAGAAAATAAAATCAATCAACTTCTCGGGCCACTTACGATCGCCTTTGAGCGCGTGCCGGTGAGCACGCGCAGACAGTGTTTCATCTGCATAGCCGCAGAAGAAAGTGTTAAACAATTGATCGACTGCGATCAGTAATTGAATTCCATCCGGATGCTTCATTTAATCACTTCTTCGTATATGGACTTGTCCATACTTTCGCCATCGCTTGCATAGACAGCGCCAAAGCTTGCGCGAGCTGAGTCTTTGTTACCGTAGCGACGGTGTTGTCAGCCAACACCCAAACTGTAGAATCCTGACCAGCCGCTTCAGCTGCGGTTAACGCCCTAGCCATGCGGCTCTGCGCTATTTCATCACCGTCAAAGGTCATTCCGTCAACGGTGACTTTGATCGCTTTGACGGCTTCTTCACGCACTCGCTTCGCTTTTCTTAAATCGTATTGTGTTTTTTGCAGTTCAGTAAGAGAGGCGTAATATTCTTGCTCTGGGTCGTATTCTCTTGAAATAACATCGAACCCGAACCTGCGAAAATCTTCAACGGTTTCGGCTTCACCAAAGCCTATACGTTCTTCAATACCAATATATTGTCGGACTGCGTATAGACTTTTAAATTCCTTTTCTCTATAAATATATTTAGTCGCCATTACGCCCCCTTAATTTGGGCTGCAATACCTTTGCCATTAAGGGCACAAAAAACTACAAAGCTCCCTTTTTTCAAAGTTGGAGCGGTGTCTCCTGCCCAAGTCCAATTAGCGCTTAAAACAACCGTTGGCGTTTCGGCATCTAATCGCACTACCTTCGTGAAGCCTGCATTGGCTGAGGGGCTCTGCGCCGTAATTGTCCCTGCCACTGCCTGCATATCTGGAGAGCCATGAGTAATGGTTGTTGCCTTAATCGCCGTCACAGGAGTTTCATATCCTGCCAATGCACCTCTGACGCCAACTTTGAGCACCAAATCTTTCACAGCGGGGATCTCCGGCTTATTCTTAATGAAGCTCTTGGCAGACGAGTTGGTCTCCTTCCAGTCCGCCTGCAGCTGACCTGCGGCAGATTGGCCTGCGGCATCTTTGGCTTCCTTCGCCGAAACCGCCGCTGCAGATGCAGAAATGGCCGCTGCAGCTTGAGATTTTTGCGCGGTCATCGCATTGTCTGCGGCCTTTGCTGCGGCTGTCGAAGCGTTGCTCGCAAAACTTCCTGCAGAAGAAGCGCTTCCGGCTGCAGAGGATGCACTCGCGGCCGCCTCAGTTTTTGACTTCACAGCAATTTGAGTAGAAGCGCCAGCGCGCTTTGCGTACTCTCTTGCAGAGTAAAGCGCGGTTTCTCCAGAGCCCTCTACAGGCTCAACATCTTGCACCGCCCATTTCTTTGCCAAAGCCGCTTGCGACGCAGACAACGAGGCAGACGTGGCAGATGCAGATGCGGAATTAACCGCGGCAGATTTTGAAGCCGTCGCATTTTCTTCAGAACTCTTGGCCGCCCTCTCGCTCGTTTTCGCAGCCGCCGCACTCTCAGCCGCTGCAGACTGAGAATCGGCTGCAGATTTTGCCGACGATGCGGATGCTGAAGCTGATGCTGCCGCACTGTCTTTTACTTGCCAAAGCTCCTGTATCAACTGCTCTGAAGTTTTTTCAGTGGTAGCGGGGACCGTCAATGCCCTTTCTTGCTTCTCCGCGAGCTGTTGAATTTGAGCCGTTGCACGGTCAAGGGCCTGATTAAGGATGTCAGGATAGAACCCGCCTCGATTTGTCAGCACTACCGGCTGCAGATATGGAACCGCAGAAATAATGGTGAGGATACTGCCAATAGGTAATGGAGATACAAGGACGACCGCACCGCCAGGATTCACATCCTGATCAACTGAAAGCGTAACTACAAAATCCGCTGACGGCAGGACTGTTTCTGTCTTCCCTCCGTCAACGGAAAGCACTGGGCGAACCTGAGACGAGTCAAATACTTTGAAATTAAAAGGAAACTCCGTCTGCTGTCCGTTGCCATGGTAAGGCCCCGCGCGACGGACTTCTGTGCTGATAGCCATGCAAGGAACTCCTTTTCTTTTAAAAGTGAGTTTCTTGCATAATCAACGAGCTTTATGGACGGCTACTTTCCTCCGACAAGACCGCGCACAGCCTGCAGCGCCGTTTCAGGTTCATCAATGTCGCCAGAGACCACCCCCGCTATGTAGCCAATTGGACGTTTGAGGCCACCCACAGGCATACCTGTTGCTACTGCCGTCAAATCAAGGATGTTGCGAGCCGCCGTTCGGCCATTAACTTTCTCGTCGTCGTTAATGATTCTCACAATATCGGATGCTCCTGAAATCGCACCCTCCATCAACATGATGGCAGGTGCGGATCCGACACGACCAACATAAGGAGACTTCCCCCAAATCGCCTGTGCAGTCACAGATCCCGCTTGCGCCATCTTTGCCCCTGCAAACGCTGAAATTTGTCCCGCAAGAGGGACCATTGAAATAGTCCCCTTTAACGGTTCACCTACTGTGAGTTGAATGATGTCCAATGCATCGAGGGCATCGTCGTCATCATCACTGCCTCCCATCAGTGCATCAGTAATAAGCTTCCCAACCACAGAGGGAATCCAGACGATCAATATTGCATCAAGAGCAAAACGTCCATACTGCTTCGTGGCCTTACGGAATGCCGCACGCTCCTGAAGCAGGTTGTACTGCATATTGAAATAATTGTAGAAAACCAGGAAAAAGCGCTTCAGCGCAGAACCAGCTTCAATTGCAGATACGTTTTCGGGATTAAAGTCAGACTGCGTCGTTCGAATAACGCTATCAGCCTCCTGTACGGCTTCTTCGTGTGACATGCCATGACTGTAGTTATATTCGTAAGCCGCCTTCCAGACAGAGACGTCAATCGGATACTGTGCAAGCGTCTGCAGAATATACCCATGGCGGTTGACCATATCGCGAACTGGCGCCCCTTTCGACCAAACGGCGGCCGCCTTGTTGCCTAAGCCTTGCACTTGAGAAATTTTTTGAACTTGTTGGTTACCTATTTCCTCTATTGTCGATTGGTATTCATAGGCAAAGTTATCAAGGCGCTGCCGCATAAATGGGGATGCCGCCTTCACGAACTCCGCACACTCCTTAGGAGCTAGGCCATATTCTTTAAAAGCACGACCAATTAATGAAGCTGGCACTTTTGAGGCTGCAATGCTGAAACCCGTCCACTGCTGAAAGGTATTGATCAAATTTAAGAACATCACGTTCATGCCTGCGAGACCGCGCAAGTGATTGAACGTTCTGTCAACCCAACCGATTTTTCCATCAGATACCGTTTGACCAACTGCGCGCGTGAGGAACGGCTTTAACATCTGTGAGACCAATCTCGGATTATGCGCAGCGATAGCATCTTGGAATCTGTGATTCGTAATGATCTTGTCGACCTGCATGACGGCAGGAGCAATGTCTGCAAATCGAAGAACCTTCGCAATATGCATGCCGTAAGCCGCCACATTGAGCTGTAACGGCTGCGTGAAATCCTCAACGCGTGTTTTTGAGAACCCTGGTTTGTGAACAGGCATCAACGTGAGAAAGTTTGATCTCTCAAGCTCCTCCTGTTTCATCTGCGCATCTCGCTTTTGATAGAGATACCGATCGGTCACCGCCGGAACATAGCCTCCTCGGTAGGTACCAAAGGGTGTCACTACGGACGTTGCCTGCACCTCTTCAAAGCGATACCCGTACATTTCCATGTAGGCCGCCTGTGCTTTTGGCTTAGTTTCCTCAAGCAGGTCCCAGATCGCTTGAACCGCATCCATATCGGCCTTCGTAACCCGCCCTTGCACGTACATGCGATTGATAAAACTGTCCCATGCCGAGGTGTCGACATACTGCGTGCCGTCATCGCGCTCCTTAATGGCAGCCCAGGCGTGACGCACGTTATTGTCATCAATACCACGCCCACCCAAGAGCAACTTACGTTTGTTTGAGGCGTTCCCAGTGTGCAAAATTGCACCCATCAATTCAGCTTTTGTATTGAAGGTGTAGTTAATTTCTGGAGCCTCAATCGCGTCGGACTGTCCCCATTCTTTCTCAGCAGATTGGAGAATTTCTCCAAACCGCCTTTGATATTCCATGTTCTCGTTCTTGTAACGTACGACAGCATTTTCGACGGGCTGATAGATGTACTTCGAGAAGATCCCTGCGCGGCCTCCATCCATAATGCGACACCAGGATTCAACACGCATCATGCTTGCCTTCCACCCCAAATAGTGAAAGCGCAGCTTCTCCATGGGCGTAACAGCAGATTTTGCCCCCGCCGAGAAGATGTCCTTTCCATTATCAATATGAGTTACTAGCTCATCCACAACCTCGGTGAGATTCTTGCGGCGGCCATGAAGCAGCACAGCACGGTCATCTCCTGCCTTCTTCCAAAAATCGTTCACCTGCTGCAGGATTGCTCGAACATCTGCGACTGCATAAGTTCGCCAGTCATAATTGCGCCCTGGTGAATAGCCGTACGGTGCAAGAATTGCTTTGTACTCTTCAAACTTATTCGCATCGTTGTTCTTAAACTTTTCGATAGTCTTCTCAAGGGCATTAGCGTTCATGTCCTTCGGGTGGATACGACCAAAACCAGAAGCATTGAGGATATAGCGAGCCACGGCAATTACATCGATATCTCTAGTCTTTGCAAGCTCCTTGTCGCTCTTGAAAATCTGTTTGCGCAAATCGGAGAGATGATCCATCGTACGTTTAAAGTCGATCGCCATCAGTGCGAACTCATAGTTGAGAAGCTGCCGACGTTTTGCCATGGCCGCCCCCAACCGATCCCCGGCAACGAGTTTTGAGTAAGCCTCGCGCGAAGCTCGAGATTCAGCCGCCATGAAGGTCTTCGGATTGATCTTCCCTGCCCGCATTTGCTCAAACCGCTCGAGTGCAACTTGGCGAGCTGCCTCCTGAATCACTCGTGCACTCATAGTCTTGTCGCCGGCGAGGTATTTAAGCTCCGTCGCAACCATACGGCCGCGAGCCTCCGAATGGATCGCCTTCTCAATCAACTCCTCTTTCTTTATGGGATCGAAGTAATCACTCTTATTTTCTAAACAGATGCGAGATGTCTCATCTTGAATGATTTTCTCTCGATCTTTGCTGCCAGCAATTAAACCTGCCACTAACTGCTCGTTTGTTTTGAAGCGGGCAATCGGTTGAAGCAGTTGCCTGGCCGCCGTAATTGGAAACCCAGACTTCTTTGTTAGACCAAGTTTTTGAAGCTTCGCCACCACAGCAGGTTTAAGCCCCAGGCCATCCAAACTTTCAGGGTCAATCTTTAAGTTCTCAATACCAAAAACCTTGCCACCTGATTTAAGGGCATCGAATGCCGCGAATTCTTTTCTGGCATTGATACGAGCACGAACTTTTTCCTCAACTCTGTCGCGATAATCTTTCGCTTCACGATCAATACGACGAGCACTCCGCAGCCGAGCATTGACATACCACTTTTCGTCCTTTGCCTGTGCCTCAAAGAGCTTCGCTTCGCCCCGTGCTGTTGCTTCATCACGTGCGGCCATTAGCTCGCGCCACTGATCTTCCGGCATGTCCTCTGGTTTTTGATCAAAGAGCGGTTTCAGGCCATTTGCAGATTCAGCCAAATCAAGATCACGCTGCGCCACGAGCATACGGTCGAAAACGCGTTTCATGTCGGGAGAGATATCCGGCAAATCTTCACCGAACTCCGCCTGATAAGAAGCGCTCAGAGCCGCACGAGCATCTCCTGACCACTGCAAATAAACACTCTTTATCCATGATGCAAAGCGTGCGAAAAACCGCTCAAGGCTTCGCGTCGGTGCATGACCAGTTGACAGATAGACCTCTGCCTGATAGGCGAAGCGTTCATGAAATTTCCGTTGTCCTTCAAACCCCAAAGCATCCCATTGGGCGACGTCCTTGAGGCCGAACTCCTTGAGTAGTGTCTCGACGTCCTCTGTCACACTGATATCCACGCCGTCGAGCTTTGAAAATTCAATCAAGTTCGCGAGGTACCAATGTGACATTTCGTGGGCAAAAGTCGAGAGATCAGCGTTCGGTGTAAGAGCGATGGTGTTTGTCAGAGGACTGAAGGAGCCGCGTTGTCCCGCGTTACTCTCTTGATAGAGCCCTGGAAATGCCTCCTTGGCCTTGACAAGGTCATCTTCGGTGAGTACTCTGTTACCTGAAGCGTTGGAACCGCGAAAGGGATTGGTCCTGGAGTTAAGGTTCCAGCGCTTTATTTTTTCGGTATTTGCATAAACAACTGCATCATTTTGTTCTTGCAGACTAAAGAACAAGTCGTTTTTCTTACCAAATGCAGTTTTAACCAGATTAATGGTGCCGTAGTAACCTTGCGCCTCAAACTGGATGGGAACAACCACCGTTTTCCCCTTTGCGTCTAAAAGCTCAAGCATAAATGTGTAAGAACCTTGTCGACGGTCGTCCTTGAAGATGGCGATTGGATCAGCAAGCGCTGTAGGTAGCTGTTTCAGGACCTCACGCGTCATCTCAGGGTGTGAATGGTGTGTAGCGCTTGACCTTTCAGCCCAAGGGAAAAACCCATCAAAGACGTGCGGATGCGCTTTCAGCTCATGAAAATCCGCACCAACCAAATGCATCACTAACGGTGTCTGCTTAAGCATCAGCACAGGTTGAGTAGGTTTGCTCTGCATCTGATCTATCTGCTTCTCCCAAGCGGCCACCTCCTGCGCCAACTTCTCCTGGGGACTCGTGCCGTTCATCTGTGCGGTCACCCCATCCTGCCCATGCACAACCTGGTAAAAGCCCGGAACTTTCTCCTTTGCCTTGACAAGATCCAATTCTGTGAGTATGGTATTCCCCATAACGCCTTGAGAGCCCCGAAGGGAATTGGACCCGGAGTCATAAACGTTCTCAAGGCGTAGAGATGCGTCAGTGCGTAACCACTGACGCATTTTCTTTTGGTTCACGTAGGTATGCTTCGCCAGGATCGTCGGCATGATTTGTCCAATCCGTTCGGCTGGAATGCCCGAGCGCTGAGCGAGTAACGTCACCATTGACGCACCAAGTCGAGCCTGCGTGAGAACTTCCGCCTTTTGAAAATGTGGAGCGACAGTATGAATCTGTGCGGCAAGCATTTTTTCGATACGTGAGCTCTCCTGACGCCACTGTCGGTTTTCGACAGAATCTAAGAACCGATCGGCAAGTTTCTGCTCATTGCCATCGAAAGATGCCTTCACGATCTGCTTCATGAGATCCTTGCGAGCCTGATCAACCTTGATTAGATCTGCCACACTCAAGGCATCTGGAGCAAGACGAACATGATCTGTAAGACGCTGTCCGAGCGGTGTACTTGCGAATTTAGTAGCGTACTCAGAGGTCGACACCTCAACATCGACTCCCAGATCGGCAGCAGCTTCAACCTGATCTGCGACTTCTGGCGCAATCTGCCGTAGATCAGTCATAGAGACGTTTTGATCAATCATTGCCTGACGGAACTCTGCTCCGTCAATGTAAGTGGTCGGCGCTCCTGCTGCATCTGCCTGACGAGCGATTAATGCCTGAATCTTGTTTGGAGCCGTCTGAATAGACTCCATCTGCGGCACAGCCTGTGCTGCTGTCTCAAAGAATTCTTTTGTTTGGTTTGCACGATGTACCTTATGTGCGCCAACGCCGACTGCAGCACCACCACCCAAAGCGCCAAGTACTGCCGTAGCCTGCAGCGTCTTCCAAGCGATTTCAGACAATCGATCAAAGAGTGCCTCTCCATTCACTGCACCAAAGTTTCCATTGGCATAAAGGCGAGCTATCTCTTCGGACGCCATATTCACGCCTTCCTGCATGACTTCAGTTGCGACCTCTTCACCAACACCTCCTGCATAGGCCAATGCCGCATGCTTCAGAACTGTTCCCATCGTCGGCGTGGCAAGTGCGGCATTCACGGTCTTTGCCCCATACTTTGTCATCAAGGTACCAAGCAGAGGCTTGGCGGCGGAGCCAAGCACCTTTATGCCAACCATTTCTATAAGAGAGTTGACAGCCCCTGCTCCAGTCGACAACCAACGTGCAGCAGCCGGATCAACCTTAGCCATATACATGTCACGGTAAGAAGACCCTGCTTCGACATCAAAAGTGGACTGTGTTGCTGCACCAAGCGCTGACCCGCCGACAAGACCTGCCACAGTGCCAATACCAGGAATGACGGAAGCAGACATACCTCCGACCGCTGCACCTTTGGCCGCTCCTTCAATACCACTTCCCGAGAACATTGAAGAAACCATTTGACCAACTACAACAGCAGCCTCATAAATGGCATTTCCTTCGGCGTCTCCCGTAAGGGTTTTCATTTCCGACTCGAGCCGACGATCCTCACTGAGGAGATGTTCATCAATCCGCGTGAAGCCTTGACGCGCACGATTCCAAAGAAGTCCTTGTTCTGTCTGAAGCGTGCCAACTTTGTACCAATCACCAAGATGTCCAACGGTGTCAGACAAATAGTCACCAGGTCTCTTTACGAGCTGAATACGTTCGTCAAGTTCTTCATCCCCAGTGGATTCATCGTCGCCAAGACGCAGTGGCTTTTCACGGCTGAATGTTCCAGAAGGTTTGGTGTGCGGATCAATTTCAGGTTTCCATGACTGTGCCGATCCGAGCCTCCCAAACTGCTTCTCCATCAGTGCCAGCGGTTTCAGATCATTTTTGAAGATTGGCGCTTCAAGTGGGTTCTCCTGAAAATAACGACTCGAGGTCGGCAAATCTGCAAGCAACGTTTCGGTCTGTTCGCGCTGCAGGCGTTTCTCTTCTCGATCAAGGTTGAGTTCTACCTCAAGCTGTGAACGGTTGTAGTGCTCAGCAAGCGCCGCCACACGAATAGCCTTTTGCGAATCGCCGCAATCAAGTGCATCTGCCGCCATGCGACGAATTTCGTATTGATCATCAAAGTAGTTCCATTCCGGTTGTTCAATCGGAAGATCTTGCGCAGCATCCACAGTTGGCCCTGACGGCTCGGCCGCATTCGTTTGTGCTGTGAAGTCGCCAATCTGTTCAGGAAGCGTCACGCCTGTTGGCACCTCCGCGGAGACAGGAGTGACGTTAGTAGATTCTGCAGTGCTGCCGGGAACGGTAATCTGAGCCATTACTTTGCCTTCTGAGGATTCTGAAAAATGATGGCCGCGCACATGTTCGATATATCTTCATTAGTGATCTGTGCGTTCGACGCATATTTGGATGCCTTACGGTGCTTCTCAAGCTCTCTCAAGGCTTGAGCCATCACTTCTGGCGGCCATCCATAGCCACGGCGCAACGCATCGGCCACGGCTTTTTGTTCCTTCGACAGTGAATCAAGCTGAATGCCAAATTTTTTGAGAACGAATGTCTTGTTGTCAGCATCAGACCCAGATACTTTGTAAGCACCACGGAAAAGCCCCGAAGCAATATCCGTTACTGCACCGGAATTGATCGCCTCAAAGGCATAAGGATCATCAGAGAACCATCCAGAACCCTCCAGCCTAGATACGATCCCCGCTTTGCCGCGCTCAAGAACATCTCGTGGTATGACACCTTTCTGATACTGTTGCGCCTGATAATCGAACCATTCGCCAGCCGCATTTAAAACCTCCGGCCAACGTGCTTTCAGTTTTTTATTTGCCTTCACTAACGATTTCACGTCGCTCAGGTAAGCCTTTCGGTCTTCATTCGATAACTGTTCTTGAGTTCGCTTAAGCCCTTTTAAATCAGTAGGACTGATTCGATCAGCAAAAGAATTCAAATTGAGATTGGCAAAACTTTCTGGATCCTGAGCAGACATGCGTTCTAACATCCCCCATGTCGTCATATCTGTTTTTACAGATTCCCCACGCTCAAGCTTGCCAATATAAGTATTCAGTGACAGGTATCCCTTAGGATCAAGTTCGCGAAGATCTTCCATCAAAGTGGTGGGAATCGTCACTTCCTCGCCTTTCGAAACTTTGTCCGCTACGAAATTCCAAACCGCATCCGTGATCTCTGAGAGACGCTCTTTTTTGATTGCATCTTCAAGGGCGTAGTGTTTCTTCACGATTCTCTCTACACCAGCACGAGATTTTTCATCCTGACCAGCCACTGCTTTAAGGGCTTCTGACTCTGATTTAGCCGACTTCAGAATGCTCGCCGCGATACGCTTTTCCTTCTGATCCTGAAGCCCTGCCCGGACGTACTTATCAGCCTGCACGATTTGGTCGGCCGACATCTCATCCCGATGCACCGACAGATATGCTTTTGCCTCCATAGGGGACAGATCGTCAACCATCTTGGAGATACGCATGGCATGAATCGGCCCCATATATTTAGCCATGTCGACCGTCTTGCCGCTAATTCGTGCGACTGTCAAAGCGGCGTCACGAACTACGGCCTCTCCTGAAGCTTGCAATTCGGGATCGTCTGAAAGCGCTTGAGTCATGCCCAACCGAAATTGCGCCTGAGCCTGATCCACTTGATAGACCTGTGCTTGTTTGAACTCCCAAGAGCCAACATCACTTCTCAATTTGGCTGACGCATCCTGAAAGTAAGCATCCAATGCGGCACGCTGCCGTGGATTCCCTGCCTTCAAACGAATCGCATCGTATGTCTCTTTGAAATTTGCACTCACCTCATCCGTAAGACTCTTCCCATCCGGACGTTCAAGAGCATTAATCCCCAACAGGGTTTGATAGCCGGAATCTTTGTTGTAACGAAGATCAAGGCGCTTCTCTTCGAGCTGAGTAATCAAATCCTTGGCGCGAACCTGATCAAGTTCGCTCTGCCACTTGTCCACAGTCTGAGAGAATTTGTCGAACCTCTCTACTACGCTCTGTGCCAATGCGTCCTGTGAGAACTCTGTTTTGGGAGCCGCTTGAAGACCTCCCATGTTTTCCGTCGAACCAATAGCAACATTGATACTGAATGGATTTTTCGGAACAGTAATAGCCATATCTTCCTTATTTAGCGGCGCTCATGCCGCCGGCCGCTTTGCCAGCACCCTTACCAAAGAAGGAGCCAAAGTTCTGCCAGGTACTTCCGCTCATACCACCGCCTTTTCCGCCACCAGACATGCTGCCCATCATGTCGGAGGATTCCATTGCGCTTCGTACCATCGTCGTAATCGCTGCTGCCCAAGGTGTGATGGATTTCTGCGCAGAGCGAACAGCCAAAGCCTTATTTGAGACGCCTACGGCAGCACGGCGGTATCCGAAAGACTGCGCGACGGCATTCGCCATGATCTGATTGACCTGAATCTCCTTCGAGATGTCGTAATCCGTTAAAACTTCTGCGCTTGAACCCTGAGCCCCAACACGCACACCATGTGCGGCCATGGAAGTTCGAGCCGAGGACTTCTGCTGTCCAGTTTGGAAGGAAATTGCTGAAGCTTGCTGCATGCCTGCACGCATGGCATCATCCGCGGCCGTCTGATACGTTCGCGCCTGCATATCCAGAAGCTCGGCTTGCATGCCAAGAATCGCCTTCTGCTGCTTTGCTTTGCGATAAGAGAGAAACGGGCCAAGCGTATCTTTAACGCCCTGATAACCGATTTTCATCCCCTGGACAAAGTTGTTGAAGTTCGGCATGCTCTTGATGCCTTCACCAATGGAATTGGTCGCTTCAACTTGCGTCATGCCTTTCGTGGCCGAAGACTGCTGCTGCCCCATTGATGTTTGAACAGGGGCATTCCAGGAATACGATCCGGCTCCAGATCGAAAAGTCCCATACGAGTCCCATGGTGATGATCGGTAGACATCAACGTTTAGGAAGCTCAGCGAACCTCTGTTTTCATTCATAGAAAATACCTCTCGAGATGCTCGAAAGGTACTTCCCTACCGGCTCGCTTTATGAACGCCGAAAAATCAAGCCGAGATAATCCCGGTGACCGCTTGTATTGTTACAGGCAGAGGATCCTCCTGTCTAACGCAGATCTGACCGGAATCTGTCCATGAGGGTTTGAGCTGCAATGGAATTTCTCCAGTCACAAGTTCAGCGGGATCTCCTGGTTGTTCTGCCTTACGCTGTTTGTATTCAACCATAGCAATATCATCAAAAGAATGGCCGGCTTGAATCCCTGAGGAACGGTAGACTCGTAGATAGACCTTCGTCACATTCTTCTGCCGAGCAGATCCATAACTCGAATCGTTCAGGACGCAAGGGAGAGTCTTCAGATCACTGGTATATGGCAGTCCTACATGAACAACAGACGCTGGGACTTCAAGGTTAACTCTTCCATCGCTGACTATTTGTTGAGGAAGCACAGCACCGTCTGCCAGAATTGATACGGTTTTACCTTCAAGCCACGTTAACCCGCTAACAATCGTCGTTGGATTTCCTCGGTATGTTCCTCCACAATCAACAAAGAAGGCGTCAGCTTGACTGTCAAAGTTACGCTTCGCCATACGTTCAATGAAGCGTTGATTGTCTCGACGAACAACACAGTAAAGGACATCCTCATCACCTTCGGCAACACAGGCACAGCTCTCAAAGGCGCCGTCTGTCTGATGTTGGTGCCATGCCCCAACTCCCTCAGAAGCAATGTACGTAAGCCCTAGGAGGGTGCCGTCTGAAGAAACAAACCAAAGCATCGGTACAGGTGCTTTTGAGAAAGTTTGGTCCTGTATCGTTTTGAAGTCGAAAAGATGAGGTGCGCGCAGACAGAGATCAGATGTAACAAACCCACCAGCCTGATACTGATATGCAAATTCGCGAACATGACCACCTCGAGCCGCACAATAGATAAGATTATTGTTGACCATCACTGGCTGCACGTTGGAGGCACCTTCAGCCGCCTGTGTTCGAGCACTGAAAGACGTCGGTGTGAGAGAGTCGGAGTTAAGAGAGTCAATGCGAACCTCGGCACCAGATGTCAGCAGTAGAAGTTGCGACAATGGAATGATGTGTCGAATCTGATTGAACTGAGTGACAGCAATCGCATAGGAAATACGATCTTCATCACGAGTTGGCAACGAATAGGAAAAATCAGATTCAGTTGCGGAACGAGACATCACAATGCGTTGGGGATCATTACGCATACCCGCAAAGCACCGGCGCTGTTCGAAATAGCCAACTGCAGCCGGATAGTCTCCGGCATCGCCGACCTGTAAGCGAATAGAAGCGCCTGCGCCACTCGCCGAATAAATGTGAGCTTGAGGATTCGTGTAACCACGCCCGCCACTCCGTACCGTTGCAGAAACAATCTTCCCATCAGCGACGCCGAGCGTAACCTCACCACCAAATCCGGTGGTGTCAGTGATATTACACGTAGGTGACTCAACAACTTCTAGGGGAATAAGAATTCGGTCGTACCACCAATCTTTAGAGCGCGCAAAATCAAAGCGAATTCTTAAATACGGCTTTTTGTAATTCGTCCCAGAATTATTCACGGTAATGCTTGTAATTTTTACTGTATATCGATATTCAGTATATGTCTCATCCGACGTATATCCTTCTCTAGATTCAGTTGATCTCGTGAATTCCCAAGAAACATCAGCCCCAGAACCAGGCCCATTTTCTTTTGGATGGTCGCCGTCGACAATTGCAATCTCTGGGTTCATTAGAGACCCAGAGAAAGATCCAGATTCCCACCCAGACTGAATGATCAGAGCCCCATCCTTATACGTGATACTGGGATTGAAATGGTGTCCGGCTTCATCATGTTTAAATTTGTACCTGTCAGTCCTGCACTTGTCCTTGAACGTCTCTAGGAAATTCTTAGGCAGCGGGGCGATCCCCGCAGGCCAATAACCAGCTCCGCCATTCGTAACCGTTGCACTGATAATGCCCTTTGCTTGTTTAAAGACGTCGTCATAACGACGTGGAGTAATGCTCGTATCAGCTTTGATGTTGTCATCAATGATGGATGTTCCATCCGTATCGCCGATATAACCGTAAAGGCCTCCCTGATTCTTGTAGACACGATACCAAGATGCCCCTGCAACTGCATTCCAACTGATCTTGACCGTCGTGCCGTATGCATAAAGATTGGCCACAACAGGCACAGATTTTGAAGCCTCACTTTCTGCTGTTTTATCTGCATTGAGCGATGAAACCCGATACTCAAACGTGTAGTTGTTTTCATTCTTATCATCTGCAGCCTTTGCATTTCGTTCTGCTTTTACCCCCGTTGGCGCAGAAAGCGTTGGGTTGAAGCTCAATTTCTCGATACGCCAATCGGTGAGACTGTATCGACGCAGTTCGACAGGTGCATACGCAGGATGCACAAGCGTCACAACGTCAGCAGACTGCACATAATGAACATCAAAAACATCGGCCGATGTCCACGGCGTCTTAATTTCGTATGGCTCATCGCCATTCATAAGAGTCTTGCCTTGAGTATGAAAACGGGCGTATTTATCTCCAAGTTCAATGACCATCGTCTGGTCACTATTGAACGTAAAGGGAATCAATCGACACTTTTTGTTCGAGTATTTTGCGTGATTGACATAGGCAAAACCCGCGCGATTCTCCACCGGTCCTTGTGGAAGAACAACAAAATTCCGGCAAATTTCAAGCCCGGCTTGATACTTCGCGTCGTCAATACGTCCGTACATTTGCGGGGAAATCTCCCCGCCAGTAAACGATCTCTGCAGGACCTTAGTTGAAGCCATAAACACCTCCGTCCTGATCGGTGTCAGGCATGAAGACCGTTCGCGCATGTGAACGGCGATTGTTGTTGCGTGCATCAGCTTGCATAGCTTTGCCTAAAGCCTCTTCATAGAGCTTCATGTAATTCGCTGCCATAGTGGCTCCTGAAGAACCTGCGATCATAGGACCGGCGAGATAAGAGGCAAGCAGCCAAGAAAGGGCATCGCAGAAATCTGTAGGGAATGCCTGCGAAGGGACTTCGTCTGACACATAACGAAGCCAAATTGACGGTTCTCTGCAAATAATCACACGAGCATTTTGGAAATTTTCAACGGTGTATTCCGTCAGGCCGCATCGCGATCGAGATTCGCCTGGAATATGCACACTCAAGAGGTTCAAACAGTCTGTTGGGAGCATGAAGGCATATTCATCTTCTCCAAGAGGCTCCGTTAAAAGTTCTGCTGGAGTCTTGCGCTTGACGGCGAAGCTCCATGGATATTCACGCAGGATTTTGTCCTTGCAGATCGGATAGAAACGCGCACAGTGGTCGGCCTGCGCTGACCCTTCTGGAGGATCAATCGAAGTAAGAGTCGCCTCATCACCTAATCGAGCAAGAGCAACATTGCAGATATCGACTTCAGTAGCCATAGGATCCTCGTAAAACCAACAAAAACGGGGGCCGTAGCCCCCGAGATAAAAGGATCACCTCCTTTCAGACATTCGCTGCGAAGTCGCTAATACGAGCACCGCGTGGCGACGGAGCCTGCAGTGTGATGCCGCAAGTAACATTGCCTTTGAGTGTGCCGGACGTCGCCGCGTTATAGACAGCTTTAAGGTAACGCGGACATGCTTGAGGAAGACGGATGTTCACACCGGCCCCGGCCGTGGTATCAGTGACCGCCGCCGAAGCAACATCAACGAATGTCGTACCATCAACAGATCCCTGAATGGTGACCTTGACGCAACCATGCGTATCTGTATCAAAACGAGCAACAACGAAAAGCTCGTGTTCTGCAACACCAGCCTTACCGATATCGAGAACATTGGTTCCGGTTGCAGAAGCTCCTGAAAGTTTCTGAGTATCCGAGAAGAGAGATTGAGTATCAAGACGCATGAGGCACCTCCTTACTTGATCTGCGCTTCGGTTGTGCTGATCGAATCGGAAACTTCGATCGGAATGTTGAAGAAGAGCGAGCGGAACTGATCTGCAGCTTCAACGATCTTGACAGCGTTGGAGCTCTTCTCCAAGGCGGCAATTTCGAGTGCCGTCTTGACCTCTTCGCAGCAAAACATGTGTACGTTAGTCGACAGGTCGGCAGGAATCTTGTTCTTTGCACGAATGAGGGTTTTAACCAGAACGTCCGAAGTGAACGTGCCGGTGCCGCCGACAAGGTCGGAGATCTTGATATTCGCGACGCGCACAACCCCTCGCCAATCTTCTAAGGCCGTGCCAGCCTGCCACTTATAGTGGTCACGGTAAACCTCATACATGGAGCCATCGGGGAGAGTCTTGGTTTCTTGCCCCTTGTCTGTATGCTGCAGGCCAATCTTTGATCCCTTCGGATAGATGCCGAAGAACTGATCAAGCGAGATGATGAAGATCGATGTGAGATCGTCACCCGTACCGCCAGCATCGATTACGTGCTGTGCTGCCAGAGCACGTTTCGCTCCAGGCAACTGGTTGTAACGTGCAGAAATACCCATAAAACGATCCGGATTGATGTCCGTATCGCCATAGAAAATGGTTTCCGCCATCGTATTACCCATGCCCTGAAAGAATGGCGTCTGTTCAGACAAACGCCACTGAGCAGTGTTGCCGTTGACGTCGGCTAGATCCTTGTCGACCTCGGCATACATTTCGATGTTGCCGCAGGTATCCGTAACCTGTGCAGTCGTGGACTTCTGCGGTTGGACGCCCTGATAGAGCTTGCGGAACGTCGGCTCAGGAATACCCGTACGGATTCCGTGCAGATAACCGTCGGTTTTGTTGCATTCTTTCCAACGCAACAGCTTCAAAATTGGATCGCGCTTAGAAAGCACTTCCGCAATCGGAATAATGTGACCTTCCTGATCAAGGCGAGAAGCCAGATCAACGAGGGTCGGATACTGAGCAACTGGCATGTAGCCTCCTTAGTTCATATTTGAGTTGTAAAAAAACGCCCTAGCCGGATCGGTCGGTGCCGCCGATGACTTCCCCTTCACAACGACGTCGTTGCCGAGAGCTCGGCCGATGTCGCGAAAGGCTCTAATCACTCCCGGATGTTTGTTGAGATGAAGGAACGTAAAGACCTTTTGAGTCTCTTTATCGAGCATTCCGAACGCGCGATTTGCATCAGCGAGCGTCTGCTTCCAGTTGCCCTGCCCGATGTCAGGATCAGCTTTAGCTGCCGCGAGAAATTGAGCACCGAGAGCGTCGCGTTGCTCTGCCTGACGTTGTTCAAGGAGCGGAGACATGCGCTCCACAATCGTTGAAAACGTTTTTTGCGAAAGATTGAGCTCTTTGCAAACTTCGCTCAGTCCATGAGCCGCGCCCTCGTCCAACTTAAAACCTTCCGGCAGATTGAGGTTCTCAGTGCTGTAGCCGCCTTCCGGCGAACCCAGCACATCAACACCAACATCATCTTTGTGCTCGTCTGCACCATCCCCATTTGGAATACCCATACCGCTATCTGAATCAGCGGCGGCGTCGGGAGCTAGTTCAGCCGTCCCCGCGGGCGGCAAATGGGGAGTGCCCGAGTCTGCGGGAGCAGCCGCCGTCGGCGTTTCCTCCAATGTCGATGCGGCTGGAGCTGCAGTTGCAGTGGGTTCATCCATTTCGATGTTCCTTTTCCATTAATTCAAGTAACTCTGGACAAGCGGTTTCGACTCGAGCCCGAACAGCAAGACCGATGTCGCGCTGACCAGAAGCAATCGCCATAGCCAACGGCTGAAGCGAAGTAACGCTCTTCGACATCGAACAAAGTTCGAAGATCCAGAAAAAGGCTCTGCGTCCGCTCTTTGTTCCCATCACAACCTTGAGATCCTGAAGAAGTTGCTTTTCGGCATCCTTGCGCCGTTTCGCACGTTCCTCTTCGATCTCAGGATCAAGTGGATCGAAGTCGTCATCGTGTTCGGGATTCATGGTGCCCTCGAGAGTAGAGGCTTTATGGACACTCATCACAACAACCCCTGTACAGCGGCTTGCTGCAGACCGGCAGAATTGACAGCTTGCCCCAGGTTTTTAAGAACATCTGCCTGATTCATGGCCTGCTGCTGCATTGCGGCTTGTTGTTGCACCTGGGCTCTCTGCTGCCGAATGAGTGCGAGGTTCTTACCTGCAACGATCATGGATGGAGGAACACCGTTCATTGACGAGATTTTGTCAACAGCAATGTCAGCATCGAGCTTGTCCAAGACATCCGGTTTCATCTGAGCAATCAAACCTATTTCTTGAATTGTTTTAGTGATGCCTTGAGCGTCTGCAGTACGCTGTGCCTCAGCAAGCACGGAAATGTACTCGACAGAGAGCTGCTGCCCTTGAAGCATTTCGGGCGGCGGCGGCAACAAATCGTCTTCGATCATGAAACCGAAAACCGTAGCGACCAACGGATCTAGCATTTCGGAGTGCAGGCGCTCGAGTACAGGGCCAAGCATCATGGACTTTTCCTGCTGCAGTGCAGCAACTTCGGTCGCTGTTCTCTGATCTCCAGCCGATGCAGCGATCATTTGGAAGATGTTGACGTAAAAAATGCTCTGAAGCTGCTGCTGACGACGAGCAATGAGCGCCTCAAGGGAATCCACAGAAAGACCTCGTAGATCCCAAGCGGGGCGAACCAACTGTGCATCGTTCGGACCGACGGGGATCAAACCGCCGGGCTGAAGAAGTTGCTCAAGCTGCCCGGTATAAGTCATGGGATAGACCATTGCCGGATTTGTGCTCTTATCGACGAGTGTTGCCTCTCGAGTCGCGAGTCGTTGCAGCGACTTCGAGAACGACAGTGCTAGCGAACCGGGACCATGACCATAAACTGAGTTGGCATATGTCATCCAGCGCGGACAAAGCGCGGGGAATTCATCGAATCCCGCCTCAGACAGAATCTTCTTGTCAGCACCTTCTTCAAAGTAGATAGAGCGCCACGGTTTATTGAGACCGTCTCGCTTGTGAGCGTCGCGATCGAACCGAGGTTCGATGGCATGAATCACATCAACACGATGGAACGGATCGGTTCGATAGAACGAACTTACATCAGCACTTACGGCATCAATACCCCACTGATCGACGAGCTGTTTGGCTGTCATGCTCAATCGCCGATACATGGTATCAATGCGCCCGTAGGCGTCATCGGCCAACCAATACTCACCAATCGTCAAGTTCTGCAGAGCAATGGTATCTGTCGGATGCCGTTGACAAATCGTGCATGCAGTGCCGAAAACCGGCAACTCAATGTAGGATTTATGCAGAGCTGAATAAACCTCTGACTTTGCAAATAACAGAAGCATCTGCTTCTGAACGTCGTCAAGCCATTGCCGAACATCGGGTTCTTCATCCAGCTTCGGATCTTTGGTAGTGAGTTTCAACCAAGGCCTTGCGGGTGAAGAAACGCCAGAATAGAGCCCGGACGAAAGCATGTCGGCGTACTGGATTGGCGTTGGGTCTACGATCTTGCGATGACGTCGCCAACCCTCATAGGGCTTCTCCCCCTCAAAAACCCCTGCCTGCGGCAAGATGAAATCTCGGATATCTCGCCACAACGGCTCCCAAGTAGCCCTCTCTTCCTTGAGCTGACTAAAGCGCTCGAAAACTATACGCGGTTCGACGCGAGCCATGTTTAGGCACCCAGAAGCGTGTTGCCCTTGCCCAGCCGATTCGGATCGACCGGAGCACCTTGAGCACCCGAAAGCGAAGTATTGCCAAGACCGCTTGTTGTATTACCTTCAAGAAGCGCAGCAAGATCAGCCTGCTTCTGATTGGCCTTATTGCGCGCCTGATCTTCATTCTGCTGAGCCCTCTTTTCGGCCTCGAGCTGATCTTTGGCTAAATTTTCAGCACGGTCGTTCGCGCGCTTTTCCTGATACGAATCGTACAAACCGAACAAACCGCCGGTAATCGCGCCCCAAACTGAGCTACCCATTAGAGCCTCCTGATGAAAGTGATGAGCGGGACGGGATACGAATCGGAGTGCCGCTTGGCAAGTGCCGTTGCGAGTGACGAACCAACGGCGCTTTGCCATTGAAAAGCAATGCAACCACGCTGCTTAGCCTCTCTCTCAGCAAGAACGATCAAACGACCACCGACACCTCGAGACCGATAGACCTGCATGCAAAAGATCGTGTCGTTCGTTGCAAACAGTCCCGTTGTCTGTGGATGCACTGAGATAAAGACTGAACAGAGCCCCACCGGCCGCTCTCCGTCGAAGGCCACAAGCGAAAAACTCAGACCAACAGCATCAAGCGCCTCATAAACGGCATCGTTTAGTACCAGCGGGAATCCTTTCAGTCCGGATTCCGCAAAGTTGTGCTGAATTAAATCCGCGCAGAGTTGCCTCGCTTGAAGCAATGACATCGTTTCGTATCTCATGCCGGCAGTGTCGAGGCACGACATGAGGCTTTATGGACGCGCTACATGCTGCGCCACTCATCGTCGAAAGCTCGTTCCGGATCATAAGGACGGCGGTTATTCAGCATCTTCGCAAGGTGTGGATCCATTTGTGGAGGTACTGGCGCCGCGAACGTCAAAGCCAGAGCATCAGCCATATCAGGTGAACGACCAATGCGTTCTTTGATCTTGTCTTTGGGTTCAAGGATCTTTGTGCCGCGGGTTGTAAAACCGTATGTAGGTGCGGCCAGATCGGCCTGCAGTATTTCGTCTGGAGGAATTGCTCCGCCCTTATCCAGCCACTGCTTCATCTCCCACCACATTTCCATGCGGCGATTCTCGAAGATGTCTTTACGCGGCCCTTTACCGCCAAAGTAGACCTCGGCAACATTGAAACGCATTTGCCGGAGACGATCGATGACGCCGGTGCCTTCGCCTGCATCAATGAAAACCTGTGCCGGGTTGTGCTGGGCGATCTGAATAGCAACACGGTCTGCTACTTCCATGTTGTCAAGTCCACGAATGACGATCGGCGGGGAAGCCACGAGCCCCCGCCGGCGGAAGAGAGAGGCTAA